AAGCTATTGGGCATATGGAGATGGGCGAGCATGGTAAAGCGGCTACTGAGTTCCTAGACTCCCGTTGGGCAAAACAGGTGAAGGGCCGCGCAATAGAAGTTACGGATACAATCAGAACGGGAACTTACCCCGAATGGGTGAATCATGCTGGTTAAGTACGAATTTGAGGCAGGGATTAATCGGGAAGGAACGCAGCTCACTGCCGGGAGCGGTTGGTACGATGCCGATAAGATTCGTTTCCGTAAGGGCAGACCTGAGCAGATCGGTGGTTGGGCCAAATATTCTGTTAATGCTTTTTTGGGTGTATGTCGTTCATTACTGGACTGGGTAGCCCAATCGGCTATCGATTATCTTGGTCTTGGTACGAACCTGAAGTTCTATGTCAACGTAGGTGATGGTTACAATGATGTCACCCCCATACGAACCACCACCGTTGCTGGCGCGGTTACTTTCGCCGCATCCGCAAGCTCTTCAACCCTCGCGGTTACTAACATAAGTCATGGGGCGGTGGTTAACGATTTTGTGACCTATTCGGGCGCTGTTACCTTGGGAGGAAACATCACCGCTGCGGTGCTGAATCAGGAATACCAGATCACTGCTATTACTAATCCGAATGAATACACGATTACAGCCAAAGATACCGCAGGGGTCACTGTAACGGCAAGTGTTCTTGACACAGGTAACGGTGGTGCTGCTGTTGTCGGGGAATACCAGATCAACACAGGCTTAAATGCCTATGTTGCAGCATCGGGGTTCGGTGCAGGCACATGGGGCAGTTCGGCTTGGGGTGGTTCAACGGCAATTGGGGCTGGTAATCAGCTCCGGCTCTGGAGTCAGGACACCTTTGGTAACGATCTTATCTTTTGTGTTCGCGGTGGTGGCATCTACTACTGGGACGAGAGTGTAGGAACCGGAACCAGAGGGATTGCTCTTGCTGACAAGTTAGGAGCAGTGAGTCCTCCAACTCTGGCGTTGCAGGTTATGGTGTCAGATACGGATCGTCATACCATTTGTTTTGGGTCTAACCCTATTGGCAGTACCACTCTTGATCCGTTGTTTGTACGTTGGTCAGATCAGGAGAGTCCGTTTGACTGGACTCCAACATCTACCAATACCTCTGGCGGCGTAACCCTGACTGCTGGCTCCTACATTATCGGGGCAATTAAAACACGGCAGGAAATACTGATCTTTACCAATAACAGTATCCACTCCATGCGGTTTTCTGGAGCGCCTTTCACCTACGAGTTTGATGTAGTGAACGAAGGCTTGTCGATGGTGTCACCCAATGCGGCCACTAACGCAGGTGATATGGTCTTCTTCATGGATAGAGGGGGCTTCTATTTCTATAACGGTTCGGTACAGAGGCTCAAGTGTACGGTGCTGGATTATGTTTTCAGTAACATAAATACCGCTCAGGAATTCAAGATTTTCGCTGCCAGCAGCCTCGATTTTTCAGAGGTGTACTGGTTCTATCCTGTAGGAAGCGGCAACACTGAATGTACCAATTACGTTAGTTATAATTATCTGGAGGATTCGTGGGCAATAGGCACTCTGAACAGGGCTGCGTGGATACCTGCTGGCACTCGAACATACCCGATTGCTGCCACCAACATAGTGGATGCCAATGAGAATTATCTTTACAACCATGAGTCTGGTTATGACGATGACGGTTCAGCCATGAACGCCTACATTGAATCGGGTGGTATCGAGATGGGTGACGGGGAGCAGCTCATGTTTGTTAATCGCATGATTCCAGATTTTAAATTTCGCGGGGCTACTGGCAGTGCGTCGATGACGGTTACTTTCAAGGGAAAAGATTTCCCCTTGAATTCAAGTAGTACGCTGGCGACCTCTACGGTTACTTCCAGTTCGTCCCAGTCGTTCATTCGAGCTAGAACACGGGAATCGATTATCAGGGTAGCCAGTACCGGAACAGGTTATGGCTGGACGTTGGGGCAGATGAGGTTTGATGTCAGGCCAGACGGGAGGCGCTAGTGGCACAAAAAACTAACTCAGTAGTCTTGCCTACAGCCAATACTGTTTATGACTTCCAGAACGAGCTGACGATGCGAAGAACGCTTGAGCGTTCTTTCGCGGATGTGCAGGATAACCTCAATGAAGTAACAACCAAGGTTGGCAAGGAAGAATCCTTGGCTATGAAACGGTTTCAGTTCTTGCTGATGGGGGCGGTTAATGGCTGATGCGATCAAGGTACTTGGACAGCTTGACGCAGCGGCGACTACATCCGAAACGCTTTATACCGTGCCTGACCTTAATCTAACGACTGTCAGCTCTCTGGTAGCCTGTAACCGCAATGGCTCAGCCGAGACCTTTCGTGTGAGCGTCCATGTTGAGGGCGCAGTAGCTGATGACAAGCAGTACCTTTACTATGACAAAGAAGTGCCAGCCAATGATTCGCTGGCGATAATTATCGGAATGACCCTTAACCAGTCTGATGTGGTTAAAGTTTATGCTGGGGGAACTGGCATGAGTTTTAACCTTTTCGGTGTGGAAACAAGTTAGGATTAAACTATGAATATGCAGCCGCCATTACAAAGAACGGCAAACCAGCTATCGGACTACGGTAGGTTCGGGGACAGTACACTTGTCCACATGAATCCTGCTGAGGTTCGTGGTCTGGCATCCATGTCGCCAACAGGCGAGCTAAGCATTAACCCTGTTACTGGTCAGCCGGAAGCCTTCCTGCCTTTCCTAGCGCCCATTATAGGGAGCATGGTGGGAGGAAGTCTGGCTGGTGGTGCGCTTTGGGGAAGCGCCTTGGGTGCTGGTCTTGCAACATGGGCAGAAAGTGGGGATTTCGAGAAAGGATTGATAAGTGGTGTTACTGGTTTTGGTTTAGGTAAGATTATGCAGGGAGCGGAGGCTGCGACTTTAGGTTCTGAAATAGGCGCAGTGGATGCAGCCCAGCAACGTGTAACTGAGGCTATGCAAGGAGTGGCGTATTCTCCTGAGCTTGCTCAGGCCGGAGAGTATTTACAAGGCGTTAACCCAATGGCTAATGCCGAGGTTATGGGGGCGGCGATGGGAAGACCCCCATATGAAGCTGCTCCTCTATCCTACGATCCTTTTGATCCTACTAATGTGCGCTTCCAACAAGCGGCTGGGCTTTCACAACCTATACCAGCAGGACAACAAGCATATTTAGATGCCTCGCAAAATCTTAGTACAGCACAGAGCGGTCTTGATACAGCCCGTGCCGGAATAACCCCAACCCAAAGAGTAGGAGCCATGTTTAGTGGTGAAGGCTTGGCAGGAATGGGTCAAGCACTGAAAGACCCAGCGGCTGTTATTCCTGTCGCGCTGGGCGCAGGTACGAGGGCAAACGTAGAACAACAGGAATTCATGGAAGACTTGCGTAAGAAGCAGCTTGGAGAGCAGGCAGCTAAGAACCGCAGGTTCGAGGGCATTCTGCATGACGCACGGGGAGTGGCATCTAGGTCTCGCGGTACGAACCCCTACAAGAATCCGTTTGCAGCCGAAGGCGGCAGAGTTGGTTACCGACAGGGTGGTATTCTTGACCAAGAAGACCAAGAGGGTGGTTATGATGACCAAGAAGACTTATGGGCTAACCCGCAGGAAGGTATCGTTGGAACTGGTGTAAGGGGTGGTAATTATTTCATAGATACACTAGCTGGTTCAGGCGCTCAGCAGCAATCGTTTCTGCGCGGTGGTTTTGAGCAACAGCCTCCTCCCGATTACCGGCATGGTTTTGAAAAGGAGTTTGATTTCTTTGCTCATGAAGCAGAGCCGGAGCTTGATCGTAGTTATGACCTGTTCGGTGCTGGTGCATCGGATTATCTGGCAGGAATGTATGGTCTGAACGACGAGCAATTAGCGGAGTTTTATGATGCGGTCGAAGGCTTGTCCCCCGAAGATCGTACCTTGGCTAGTTTTGACAACATCGTCAGCCAGTTCAGTGGTGTGCGGGATGGTATTAGTAATCTTGCCGCAGGGATAGAGGAAACGACCGCAGGCGATACAGTGATTACGGCGGGTGATCCGGCAGATACAACAGATATCTTTAGCGGTGATGATCCTGATGTGGTTGATGACACTCTCACTTCGACCGCTGGGGTCAACTTATTGACCCAGCTACAGTCGATTAGCCCCAATGTTGACGGTGACTACACTCAGGAAGAGGCGGATGCGATTATCGCTCTTATTGCTGGAGGCGCTGACAGGCAACAGATAGCTGATTACTATGGCATGTCCCTTGATGAATTAATGGGGCACTACAACACCCTTACTGGTGTAATCCCACAGTGGGAGGCAGACCTGAATGCAATAACGGCAGTCGATGATGTGGACGGTGATTATTCTCAGGCCGAAGCTGATGCGGTTTATGATCTTTATATGGATGGTGGAGCAACTGCGGTTCAAATAGCTGGCTACTACGGCTTGAGTGTTGATGAGTTTTTAGGTTATGTGGAGGATATAAGCGCACAGAGGGCTGGTACTGTTGTTGATGACACTACTGTTGTTGATGACACTACTGTCGTTGATGACACCACTGTTGTTGGTGACGATCCTGATGAACTAGGCTCATTGTTATGGAACATTACTAATCCGAATGATGTGGACGGTGACTACTCTCAAGAGGAAGTGGATGCGGTAGTGGGTCTGATTGATGCGGGACATAACACCCAAAGGATAGCTGACCACTACGGCATGACTGTTGATGAGCTGATGGGGTATTACAACACTATTACAGGCAGCGGCACTGTTGTCGATGATGGCGGTGACGTTTTTCCTACTACCAGTTATTACAAATACCAAGGGCCAGATGGTCAATGGCTTTACAAGGCTGTTGATGGCATGGGTAGAACGCAGCAGGATATTAGTATAACAAAAGAAGAATATGAGGCGGCTATGGCTGGCGGAACCGAGGTTGTCGATGACACGGTATCCGTTCCCAAAACTGCCGATGTTATTGACTATGCGCCGCTGTGGATGGAATTAGAGAGTGTTACCCCCCCTGATCAGATCGACGGGGATTATTCTCAAGCAGAAATTGACGGGGTTGTAAGGCTGATTGACGCTGGAAACGAACTGAGGGGAGAGTATGCGAGCAATGAGGAGTACATAAGTGCGATAGCTGATTACTACAATATGAGTGTTGACGAATTAATGGGTTACTACAACACTATTAAGGCTGGCCCTGCTGACACCGCCGTTGTTGCTGATACTGCGACTGATACTGTGGTTGATAATCCGAATGATGTGGACGGTGACTACTCTCAAGATGAAGGGGACTGGGGTAACGAGAATTGGGATGAGATGATGTTTGGTGCTAGTGAGGGGGAGATAGGGGTGTATGGTGGAGGCCGGGTAGGAACGAGTCGTTTTATGACTTCATCAGGGCCAGTGGAGCTGGCCAACGGAGGGATTGCCGATCTTCCAGTCAGCCCTGAGATTATGCAGCCAATGGAGGAAGTGATCCAAGAAGAGGTTATCGTTGAGGAAGAGCCTTATATAGATTTCCCCCAACTTATCGAGATGACTGTCGAAGCGATCAAGGGAAACATTGAAGATTCTGACGCGATTATCAATCAGTTTATAGAAGAGTATGGTATAGAGAAATTTCAGATGTTAAGGGATGCGGTTCTTAAATCAGTGGCTGGTAACCCCGAAGCCCAGACAGAAGGCATCATTTCTGGAGCGGGCGGAGGAATGGACGATGAGGTCATGGGTGTTATCGGCGAACAACAAGACATAGCCGTATCTCCGGGTGAGTACATCGTCGCTGCTGATGTTCTGTCAGGGCTAGGAGATGGTGATACTAATGCTGGCGCTGATGTGATGGATCAAGTAGCGGCTAATGTAAGGGCGGCAAGAAGCGGAGGGAGACAACCCGCTCCTATTGACTTGTCAAAGGTAATACCAGCATGAGGCGTATTAGAAAATTAACAGATGGTGAAAAAGATTTCAAAAATGTAGTTGATTTTGTTGTACAAAATTTTGTGCCAGAGCATGACATGGGAGTTTTAAGTGCGTCTAACCTCAACTTAGAGAAAGGTATGAAGTGGGTATTATTTAACATAAGAGAAGCTGTGTTTGTTGTAGAAGATGATGGAAAGTTAATCGGTACTATAGGACTCAATAAAACATCGCCTTGGTATTCTGATGCAGAATACCTGACAGACGGTTGGTTTTACGTTTTGCCAGAGTATAGAAAAAAAGGTGTAGCTGGAATTTTAATAGAAGCTGCGAAAGATTACGCAAAAGAAAAAAGCCTGCCTTTAGTCGTAGGCGTTTTCAGTAAAGAAAATGCCTTAGGAAAGGCCGGTATTATGAATAAACTTGGATTGATTACAGTTGGCGGCTTATTCGCCACGGGAGTTTAACTATGTGCTTCGGCGGTGGCGGCGGCGGCGGTCAAAATACAGTTACAACTCAGGTAGAGAAACTGCCTGAAGAGCTAGTCCCGTTTTACGAAGACCTGTTGGGGCGAGGAACTTACGAGTCCCTCACCGGATATGTCCCGTACCCTTCAAGACGACTAGCTGAATTCGATCCCTATGAGGGTGGCGCTCAGGAAGCATATGCCGAGATGGCTCTTGCTGGGACTCCAGAATCATTCAGGGAATCTCAAGCAATAGCCAGAGAGGCAGCTATTGGAAGCCCTTATCAGCGGGCGATAATGGCAGATCAGGCTACTCAGGAAATGATGCGGGGTGTGGGTGAATACCGCAGGGAGCGTCCACAATTTGCTGATATCAGGACTGGAGCAGTGGACTTTACGCAGCCGGGAACTCAAGAAGATTATCTGGCCGATGAGGGCGCTCTAACTGGTTTTGATGATGCGGCAATAGGTAATTTAAAGGATTTGGAAGGAGCGGCAATAGGTAATTTAAAGGATTTGGAAGGAGCGGCAGTAGCCGATGTTACGATAGATGAATTTGGAGATGAGGGGATTCTTAAATCGTACATGAATCCCTACCAGCAGCAGTTTTTAGATGTTCAGAAAGACCTTGCCAGAGAGGAGTCCGAGAAAGCGGCTAATCAGATTGCCGCTCAAGCGGCTATGTCAGGTGGGCTTGGTGGTTATCGTGAAGGGGTTATGCAGTCAGAGCGAGAGCGTAATCTAGGAACTCAACTGGGTGAGATTCAGTCCCGTGGAGATATGGAGAATTATCTTCAGGCACGACAGGCTTTTGAAGCAGACAGGGCGGCGGAGTATACGGCGGATGTGGCTAACAGACAGGCCGCTTTACAATTTGGAGAATCCGATAGAGAAGCGGCTCTCCGGTTTGGAGAAGCTGACCGACAAGCAGCCCTACAGTTTGGAGAAGCTGACCGACAGGCAGCTTTTCAGGATTTAGCTCAGGCACGACAAGCCTTTGAGCAAGACCGTCAGGCAAATATCCAGCGAGCCGAGTTCAACAGAGCAGGTCTTGGTGAGGCAGCCCAGCTAGGCATGCAGGGCTACGGAACGCTGGGACAGGACATTGATCGTCGAATGATGGCTGGTCAGAGGATGAGCGATCTTACCGGAACTCGTCAGGCGATGGAGTATAATCGTCTGGGACAGCTTGAGTCTGCCGGACAGCGCCGTAGAGCGCTTGCACAACAGGGGCTGGACATCGGCTACCAAGACTTCCTGCGTCAACAGGCGTTTCCCAGAGAGCAGCTCAACTTGTACAGTAGCATGTTGCGTGGAATTCCAGTTGGCCCCGGTCAATATACGGCTATGTACGGCAATCAGCCTAGTCCTATGCAACAGATGGTTGGAGCTGGAATAAGCGGTATTGGGGCTTATAACTCCCTTACTGGTGGTGGCGGCGGCTGGGGAGGTATAGGCTAATGTTGGGTAATATTCTTGAACAGGAAGACATTATAAAAGGGCTGCCAGATGATTATCTGTACGCAGAAGTAGAACAGCCTTCTGGGCAGTTACCCCCGTTTCTGGTGGTATCTGAAATCCAGCGCCGGACAGATATGCGTGAACGCTATGAGGCTACTCAAGATCAGCCCCAAAGCACAATAACTGAACAGATAATTGCTGAGGGTCTTGGTGGAATACCACAGGCGGCTCCCCCTATGTCGCCGATGGACATGGCCTCTCAGACAATGGGTTCTCCCATTCCCGCTGACCCTACTTCCCAAGTTCCTGTTGTTGCTGCGACAGGTGCGCCCCCTCCTCCCACTGGGGGGGTGGCCATTGGAAGTGCTGGATTGGGGGGGATGGGAGGGCTTCCTCAAGGTATGTCTGGTGGCGGTATCGTTGGTATGCAGGCAGGAAGACAAGTACCGGATCAAGTAAGCAGTCAAAGAGATTTAGTTAAAGGCAAATATCTAGTTTCCCAGCGCGGGGAAAACTGGCAAGACTATACTCTTACTGAGTTAGAGGAAATAGGGAGAACTGATGCAGCGCAAAAGGGTTGGGATTGGGGGTCTAATCTATTCGGCGCAAATCACCCTTTCTATCGCATTATTGACGGCCCTGTTGAACCTCGCTACGAGCAAGCTGAACGAGAGCTACGCCCTAAGCCAGCTTCAGCGTGGGAAAATCTTACCCTGATGCCGACCCTGAGAGTTCCCTCTTGGAAAGAAGAAAACACAGAAGAAGACTACGCTCCTCCTTTAGATATTTTAGATGTTTACTCTGGCGAAAGTCTTAGCCCAGAAATAGCGTTTGAACAGAAAACTGGTCGTGATCTGGACGCACCAACTAGGTGGGAAAAGGCTGCCGAAAGATATCAGTCTGGTTATACTCCAGAGGAGTATCCTTATTTTGCTGGTCTGGAAGATTGGGAGAAACAGGAGTTGTCTTTGTCGGAAAGAATCATGCTTAGTTTACGAGAGGGGGCTAAAAGAAATATCGATTTTGTGGGGGCTTACGCTCCTGCGGCGGGAGAGGCTGTTGTAGATGCGGCTACTGTATTGCTCACTGGAGACCCTAGCGACCCTGAAGCTCAACGAGCTGAGTATCTGGAGGAAGGAGAAAATTTAGTAGAAAGTTTAGTAGATAGAGGCAAAGATTGGGCGCAAGAGTTTGATATGTGGGACGCAGCAAAGAACCTCTATCGCACTGTTGTTCCTGAGACTCAGGCTCGTAGAACTGGTGGCGCTAGGGATTGGGCCACGGGTATTGCCGGTAAAGTGGGGGATGCGTGGACTACATATATGTCAGAGCCTGCTGGTGAGATAGGCGGCGCTTTACAAGCGGGATGGCGCGACACAATGGATGATCTTCGGAGCAGAGACCGTGAGCGACTTTTTGAACCTAATCCTGAAAGAGACAGGTTAATGGTAGCTGGAATGATTCCTGAACTGGATGATCTTCGGAGCAGAGACCGTGAGCGACTTTTTGAACCTAATCCTGAAAGAGACAGGTTAATGGTAGCTGGAATGATTCCTGAACTGGATGCCTTACAACATCCTGAGTCTCAGGGTCGTAGAGCTGAGGTTGTCGGCGCAGACGGAATCCAATTTATGCCAGTAAGACAAACTCCTGAGTTGAGTCCATTTCCAGTGACGAATGTGCAGAACACCAACGCTATGGCTGAAGACCATAAAAGAAGGATAGAGGAAATTTCTGTTAGCGCGGAAGAAGATGAAGCTACAGCAATGACCGAGATTGAAAGTCTTATAACTAAGACTCAGGAT